TTATAAATGCAGAAGGTATTCATAGTAAAAATAATTTAGATACTCTAATGCTTAAAGCCTACTATAATGGAGACCAAGACATTAAGAATAAAGAGAAATTCACAAGAGAAGAAATTAACCATAAAATTGTTGAAAATTGGGCTTATGCTATTGTAGATTTTAAAAAAGCATATTTACTTGGTGAACCAATTCAATATACACAATTAAATGATGCTGGTGGCAAAGAAATATCTACTCTTAACCAATATGTAAGTTATGAAAATAAAGATGAAAAAGACAAAGACCTTTATGAAGATATGCTTGTATGTGGTAGAGGGTTTAGATACATTAATAAAGACAAAGAAAATGAAGAAGATGAGGCACCTTTTGAAATTATTAATTGCCCAGTAGAAAATACAGAAGTTGTATATTCAAACATGTTAGGTAATGAGCAATTATTTGCTTATATTGTAACTCCAATGATGTATCCTATTGAAAATGATAGTAACAATGCAACAACAGTTACAAAACCAAAAACTTATAACGTATATACTGTTTATTTAAGAGATAAAGTTATTACATATAGCGATAAGAGTGGAACTATAACAAGAATCAAAACACTCCTTGATGATGGAAAAGAAGTTGACGAGATACCTCTATTATGGGGAGAACATATAATTACTGAATATAGTTTAAATCGTCAAAGAATTTCATTAATCGAAATTGGCAAAGACTTATTTGACAATATTAATCTTGTTGAAAGTTTAGATGCAGATGATTTTGACCAATATGTAAATGCAATTATGGTATTTACAAATGTTGATGTAGATGGTGAAGATATTGCAAGTATTAGACAACAAGGTGCTGTATGTATAAATTCAACAGACCAAAAGAAAGCAAGCGTTGATTTACTAAAAGATAAAATTAACTCACCAGATACGCAAGTTTATTACAACAGAATTAAGACTGCTTTATTCCAAATATTAGGTGTTCCTATTGCTAGTGATACTGGTAGTGTTGAAAGTGGAGACACAGGTAAGGCTAAACTTGTAGGTCAAGGATTTGCTACTTCTGGTATCCGTATAAAGAACGACATGACAGTATTTAAAAAGAGTGATAGAAATGCTTTAAAAGTTATTTTAAAGATTTGTAATAGTGTAAAAGATAGTAGCATTTCATCTTTAAAAGTTAGTGATATAAATACACAGTTCTTAATTGATAAGAGTGAAAACTTACTTGTTAAGACACAGGCTTTACAAACACTTTACGCTTGCGACATTCCAAGAGAGTTTGCAAATAGTATTGTTGATTTATTTAGTGATAGCAATGCTGTTACTACTGCACAAAAAGATTTATTTGGTGAGCAAACTTCACAACAAAATCCAAAAGTAAATGATATGCCAAATGAAAGTGAAGAAGATGCAAATAACGATATAGATAAATTTATAAATGAAGATGATAAAGCAAATAATCAAAATAATAAAATAACAAATACATTAGAACGTAATGAACAAGGGCAATAAGCCCTTAAAATCGAGAGAACTAGTGTGCAGAAACGTGCAATTCGTTTCCTCTCGACCTTCCATAAGGTTTTATCGTTTGTACGATAACAAACGTAAATATATAAATCTCTATTCAATGGTTGGTAAACCGTAAAATTACTGTATATGAAAAGGAGAAGATAAAATGAAACGTGAAGATTTATTAGCAAAAGGATATACCGAAGAACAAGTTACGGATATTCTAAATACCTTCCATGGTATTAGCAAAGAAAACGAAAAACTTAAAGGAGAACTTATTGAGAAAGCAAACATTGAAACTAAATTTAATGAAGCAAATGCCAAATTAGAAGAAATCAATAAAGCAAGTATGACTGAACAAGAAAAGTTTGAGGCTATGAAAAAAGAAGCCGAAACAAATCTTAAACAATCAAGAATATTACTTAATAAGACAAAGGCTCAAAATATCCTTGTAGGATTAGACATTGATGATGAGTTATTAAGTTCTTTAGTAAGTGATGATGAAAAGACAACAATTGATAATGCTACTAGATTAAAAACAAAATTTGAAACATACAAAGATAGTATTATCAAGGAAACTAAAGACAATATTGCTAGTCTAAATGCTAAACCAAGTGCTACTAATATTCCACAAGATGATGGTTCTATGACATTTGAAAAATTTAGAACATTATCACAAGCAGAGCAAAATACTTTTGCGAAAGAACATCCAGAAGAATTTGCAAAACTATAATAAAAAATTGAAAGGAAATGATAAAAAATGGCTAAATTTGATAGCAAATCTTGGAATCCAGAAGTATGGGAAAAATACATGCGTAAAGTTCCAAACACAAAAGAAAACTCATTAATTAAAAATGGTTTACTAAATGCTAAACCAAACATGACTGCTAGACTTCGTGATGAAGTTGGTGGAAATTACTTTACTGAACCAGTTAAAGGTTTACTAGATGGAGAAGTATTAAACTATGATGGTGTTACTAATCTAACCGCTACATCAAGAGATACTTTTGAACAAGGTAAAATTATAATTGGTCGTATGAAAGGTTGGACTGAAAAAGATTTCTCAACTGAATTAACTGGAGAAGATTTTATGCCTCTAGCAGAAGAAGTTAAGGAATACTATGATAGTGTTGACCAAACAGATCTTTTAAGTATTTTAAAGGGTATCTTCGCTATGACTGATACTGGTACTGATTTTGTTGCTAAACATACTTACAAAGTTGATAAGGAATTAGATGCAACTGATATGAATAAGGCTATGCAAAAGGCTAGTGGAGATGAGAAAAAGGTTTATAGTGTTGCTTTCATGCACTCATTAGTTGCTACTAATCTAGAAAACTTAAATCTATTAAACTTCTTAAAATACACTGATTCAAATGGTATCGAAAGAGATTTAACTATTGGTACTTACAATGGAAAATTAGTTGTTGTTGATGACGAAATGCCTACTGCAGATGGTTATGATACTGCAACTGAAAGCACTCCAAATGCACTAAAGGTTGTTGCAAGTGGTGCTACTGCAGGACAAATTAATCTTGCCGATGTTAAAAAAGCAAGTTTCTATCCAGCAAATGTTAAAGCAGATGATTATGTAGTTGCTGCAACTGAATATACAACTTATGTATTAGGAAATCAGTTCTTTGATTATGACAACGTAGGTGTTAAAGTTCCTAATGAAATGTATAGAGATCCTGCTAAAAATGGTGGTGTTGATACACTATATACTCGTCAGAGAAAATTATTTGTACCAAAATGGATTTCATTTACAAAGGCTTCAATGCAAACAAGTTCACCTACACCAGCAGAACTTGCTGATGGTGCAAACTGGGTAATTGTTAATAATGGTAAGTCTGGTAGTGAAAAGGCTTATGTTAACCATAAAATGATTCCAGTAGTACAAATTATCTCAAGAGGATAGTTTATAAAAATAAATAGTATGGAGGAATAATATGACTGATGAAGAATTAGCAATACAATTACCAAAATTAAAAACAAAAATACCTTATGATGAAGATATTTTTGGTAGTACAACTTCTTGGGAAATTTGCTTAAAGGATTTATTAGAAGATAGTAAATTTATAGCATTAGAAGTATTATTCCCATACGAAGATTGGGAATGTTATCTATTACCTAAAAGGTATTACAATTGGCAATTAAGGTGTTGTATAGAAAAATACAACTTGGCAGATAAACAAGGTTTAACTAATTATAGTGAAAATAGTTTAGCCTGGAGTAAATTGACTGATGGTCTATCAAATGACCTTATGTGTAAACTTACTTCAAAAGTTGGCGTACCTAAATAGTACGAGGTGATTTATATGTACAATGTAAATAGACAAAATGTATTCAATTATAAATCCACCTTGTATATTGCCAAAAAATTAGAACCGACCCAAGACGAAAACTTAAATCAAATAGAAAACTACGATACTCCAAAAAAATATAGATTTAATGTACAGGCTGTTAATGAAGATAGTGAAATCAGAGAGTTTGGAGAACTTGCAAACAGAATGAAAGTAGCCCTTATAACAGAAAAATCTAAATATATCGGCAAATTCTATGATTTTGATAGAGCATATTTAGATACAACTCCAAATGGAGAAGTAAAAAATGGTGCAAATGCCGATTATAGAATATATTCAGTAAGAAATCAAAACACTTGCATAAGAATATATTTCTTAAAACTTGTAGAGGAGGAATAATATGGAAAAAATGATTAAAGTAGAAAGAAAAAACATTGAAGGTAAACTTATATCAAAAGAAGTACCTGAAAGTTTATTATCTTTATACTTAAATGGTGGTTGGAATCTAGTTAAAGCCAACCCTATTAAAGAAAACAAATTTATTTCAAAAAGTGAAATGGAATAATGCAAAAGGTTTATGAAATAAATCTTAGCCCAGAAGGTATAGCAGAATTACAAAAAATATTATCTACTTTAGGTACTATCATTACAGATTCAAAATTTTTAGAATATATTGGGAATAAATGCAAATTAGAATTAGAAAAAATTTGTACTCAAAAACTTTCGACAATTACTAAGGAAAATATAGATAAAAGTAACTATATGAATAGTAACCATTTAAAAATCGAAGGAGATACAATTTATTTGTATAATAATTCTAAAATAGATATTTCATCAAAGAATATGAAAGAAACAACTAAAGCCAAATATCCAGCCCAGTTAAGCCTAGCAAAAATAGTGGAATATGGAATTGGTTATACTGGTTCTATAAATACTGACAAAAGTGAAGTTGAAAATTGGGAATATGATGTTAATAATCATGGCTATAGAGGTTGGTATTATGTTGATGACAATGGTCAAACAGTTTGGACTAATGGTTTCGAGGGAAGATTAATATTTTATAATTTGAAACTTGCCATTGAAAAAAATATAAAAAAATGGGTTAAAGAATATATAGAAATGAAACTATAATGACTGAGGTGGGAAAATGAATATAGAAGTTGATTTATTAAAAGAATACAATGCTTTTATGAAAAAAAATTCTGTATTTGCCGAAAAATTGCAAATACTTCCAGATACACCCCAGTCATTTTCTAAATTTCCAACAATTATATTTAAAGAGCAAGATAATACAGATAATTTAAGTTTATTAACTTTAAATAGGCTTGAATTTGGAGATAATTTAACTTATCAAGTAGATATTTATACAAAAAACATAACTATAAATGGAACTGAATACAATTCAAGAGTAATTATAAATGAACTTAAAGATTTAACTGCAAAATTCTTTAAATATTGTGATTTTCAAAGGGAAGGTAGTACTAGAGGGGAATACACAGATATAAATGTTAAAAGACAAACAATGTTGTTTAGTGGTTCTTTATCTAGTTGGAATAAAAATATATTTTAAAATAGGAGGAATAAAATATGGAAAGATATTATACTGATAAAGGGTTTATTAGTAAAGGTGCTTCATTAATGATACTTGATGATGCTGATAGCAAGTATTTTATGTTATTGCCTACTACTGATATGCCAGAAACAAAGGGTGCTCCAAGTACTCAAGCAAAAACTGTATTAACAGATGGTTCTGTTACAGAAGTAGAAGGTTTGCAAACTAATGATCAAAAAACATATACTTTCAATTATCATAGAGATAATATTAAACAACTTAAAAAATATGTTGGTAAATCTCTATCATTCTTAGAAAGAAACCCAGATAATACTGGTGAAAAATACACTGGTACAATGAAATTTGGTAGAAGTGCATTATCAGTTGATGGAATTGTTCAAGGACAAATGTTTATCACTGTAAATAGTGCAGAAGAATTACCAATTGACGATGTAAGAGATATTGTCAAAAAGACTGCTGTTATTACTACTCCACTACCAGATGTAACTATTACTGGAACTAATAAGATAGAAATCGCTATTGAAACAAGCGAAAAAGCGACTGTTACTCCAACAAGTGCTTCTGTTTCAATTGCAACTGCTACTTATTCAAGTGGTAAGTTAACTATTACTGGTGTTGCTGCAGGATATACAATGATAAATCTTGAAACAAGTGCTACTGGAGAAGCAACTTCATATAGAAGCATTGCCGTAGAAGTAGTAGCAGATAGTGAATAATTTAAAATAAGGAAGGATAATTTAATATGAAAGAATTTAGTAAAGAAATTATAGAAATTGATGGTCAAGAATACACTCTATTTCTTAATAGAGAAGGTATTGTTGCTTGGGAGAAGTTCTGCAAGAAAGAACGTGCAGAGTTAAAAAAACTACAAGAAAAATATAAAGACATTGTTAGTGATGAAGATGTTAATATAACAGAAGATACAAATCCATTTGAAGGTATTGAAAGCATTGAAAGTATAGACGAAGATGCTGAAGTAGTTTCAATAATGTATGAAAGACTTTATTGGATTATGTTATATACAGAACATAAATTTACACCAACACAGGCAAAGGAATTGTATGATAAAGCCGTTGCTGAATATGGTGAAGAACAAATTATATTGTTAGGTAATCAAATGATTAATGATACAAACAAAGACAATGTAAGTAAGAAAAACTTAAAAAACCTAGCAGCACTAAAGTCGAAGAAATAGATGAAGATAAAGACACTCAATATAATTCACTTACTGAATTTTATTTCAACGAATTATTTCCAAGTGCAATAATGTACGGTATGTCCAGCAAAGAATTTTGGGAAGATGACCCCCAATTGTATTGGGCATATCGTACTTTTTATTTAAAAAAGCAAGAGATAGAGCAAAAAGAAAAAATGGAATATATGAAATATAATTCTTGGCTTGAAGGAAATATGAATTGTATGGCTACATCTATTGCTTTGAATAATTCTTTTTCTAAAACAAAAACAGAATATCCAAAGTATGATAAAGTTTTTGAATATGAAAAAATAAATAATAAAAAACTCACAAAAAATGAAATAAATATCAAAGTTCAAGAAGAATTTAACGCTTGGGCTAGATATTAAACTAGAAAGTAGGTGGGGTAAATGAAAGATAGCGATAATGTTGGCGTAACTATAAAATTTGCAACTGCCGAGGCAACCAAAGAACTTAAAAATTTAAATAGTGAAAGTAAAAATTTGCAAAAAAATTTACATACTTTGGGTGATGAAATTAAATATGCTTTTAATATTTCTGCCATAATTGGCTTTGCAAGATTAATAAAAAGCATTACTAACACTATGATAAATGCTGGTAAGGCTCAAACAGGATACATTGAGAACTTACATCTATTACAAGTTGCTTATGGGGAAACAAACAGTAGTGGCGAACAACTTGTTAGAAATATGGCAGAGTTATCTGGATTAGACATTTCTCAATTAACTAAATCATTGGGCAAATATAGACAACTATCTAATGCTTTAGGAATAGCGAATGATAGTGCTAATCTTTTAAGTGAAAACTTATTAAAAATGCAAAATGATATAGCCTCTTTATATAATTTAGATACTGCTGACGTTAGCAAAAAATTAATGAGTGCTTTAACTGGTGAAACGGAAGCAATTAAAATATTAGGTGCAGATATAACAACAACTGCTTTACAGCAAAAAGCATATAATCTTGGTATTCAAGAGAGTGTAACTAATATGTCGCAAGCCGAGAAAACCATACTAAGGTATTTAATCGTGCAAGATCAATTGGCAAGTTCACAAGGAGATTTTGCAAACACAATTAATAGTGTTGCAAACCAAACTAAAATATGGAACGCCCAATTGGACACTTTAGGCAGACAATTAGGTTCAATATTCAATGCAATATTAAAACCTATGCTACCAATATTAAATGGTATATTAATGGCAATAAATACCATAATAGGTACGTTATTAAGTCTATTAGGTATTAAAACAAATGTTTCTTCTATTAGTGATGATTTTCTTACATTAGGCACAAATATAAGTAATGCTGGTAAGGCTGGAAAAGAAGCAAATAAGTCTTTAAGAGGTTTTGATAAATTAAATGTTATTAAGACACCAACAAGTTCTTCCTCTGGTGGTACTGGTGGTATAGGTGGAGGAGTGAATTCTAAATTACTTGCTCAATTAAAAGAATACAATGACATGCTGGCAGAAACTAATAATAAAGCAACCGAAGTTAGAGATAAAATACTAGGTTGGTTTGGCTACACAAAAGATACTAATGGTGTTTTACAATTTAGTGGAAAACTAATAGATAAAATAAAAATTGGTTTATTAGCAGGTGCTGGGGCATTTTCTGCATTATTACCAGTCTTAAAACTTGTTAAATCAATGAAAAGTATATTTACGGGATTAGGGAGTTTGTCTAAAGTTTCTAAAACAACTAGTAATCTTCCAGATGTTGGAAAAGCAACCAAAAAGTTTAAAGTTCCAAAAGCAAGAACGGTTCTTAATGGATTAGGTGATGTTGCATTAATAATTGGCGGTTTGACATTAATTGTTGGAGCATACCATTTATTAGTAAATGAAACTGGTTTTGACGAATTTGTAGCAGATGGATTAGATACATTAATAATGTTATTTAAAGGTTTAGGTTCTATTGTAATACCTTTAGCCGCAATGTCAGGGTTAACTTATGCCTTAAGCAAGGTTGATGCGAAAAGCCTTGCAATAGGATTTGGCGAATTGGCTGGCATAATAAGTGCAATGCCTATATTAATTGGTGCCATAGGATATTTTTCAAAAAGCGAAGGTGCTCAACTTGCTATTACAACTGGAATAGATACATTAGTCAAAGTTTTTGAAGGTATAGCAAAAATTATTATACCATTAGGATTATTAACAGGTTTAGCAGCCTTATCGGGTTTAGGATCAGAAATCATAATACCTGGATTAGGAATTTTAGCATTAGTAGTAAGTGCAACTGCAGCATTTATAGGTGCAATTGGTGCTTTAATTACTGAATTTCCTAGTATTAATACATGGATAGATAATGGAATAGATATTTTAGTTAAAGTATTTAATGGTGTAGGACGTATATTAGGTGCTTTAGTAGGTGGTTTTGCTGGTGGCATAATAGAAGGTATTGCTTCGTCATTACCAAATTTAGGAACATATTTAAGTGAATTTGCAACTAATGGTAAAGATTTCTTTGATAGAATTAATAATATAGATGAAAGTTCCGCTTTAGGTGCTAAATACATGGCAGAAGCATTATTATATATTACTGCTGCTAATGTTTTATCTGGATTATCTGGAATAATGGGAACATTAGGAACAATTAAAAATCTTACATTATTACCAGAATTTGGTAAGAAAATGAAAGAATTCCAAGATAATTTAGGAAAAGACTTTGATTCAGAAACGGTTAAATCTGCAGCCAATGCGGCTAAAGCATTAACAGAAGTATTTAATAACTTGCCTAAGACAGGTGGTTGGTGGCAAAGTAAGTTTGGTGAGAAGAGTTTAGCAACTATATCTGACCCTTTACCAGATTTTGGTAAAAATATGAAATCATTTTATGATGAAATCAAAGATATAAATCCCGAAATTGTTGAAAAAAGTGCAAATGCCGCAAAATCTTTAGCAAGTTTAGTAAACAATTTACCTAAAACAGGTGGTTGGTGGCAGAATGCTTTTGGAGAAAAAGGACTTGGAAGTATTTCAGATGATTTGGTATCATTTGGTAAAAACTTTAAAAGTTATTATACAAGTGTTGCAGATGTTTCTATTGAAACAATAAATTCTGTTAATGGTGCTTTAAAATCACTAATAGATTATTTAATGAAAATCAAAGATAATAATTTGGGTAAAACTGCAAGAAACTTCGGGGATGATTTAGCAGACCTTTCAAGTGGTATTACAAAATTATTTAAAACAAGTATATCTTCAAGTGATGCAAGTAAAATAGCGAGTGCATTTGGTGGTTCAATTGGATCTGCAATTGCAAAGGGTATTAAATCAAAATTAAATATAACGAATATTAAACTTACAACTGGCAATGGAAGATCTGCTCAAACTTTAGGAACATATTCACTTAAAGCATACGCAAGTGGTGGTTTCCCAACTAGAGGAGATATGTTCATAGCAAATGAAAAAGCACCAGAATATGTAGGAACAATAAATAATAAACCAGCCGTAGCAAATCAAAATCAAATTGTAGATGGTATTAGTACGGGTGTTGCAAGAGCAATGCTAAGTATTAAATCACCAAAACAACCAATCGTAATTGAAGCAACTGGAGATACAGAAGGATTACTAGACTTTATTCAATTTAAAGAAAAAGATAAAGATAGACAATATGGTCTATAATATAGAGTAGGAGAAGATTAATATATGAATTATAATAAATATGAAAATTATATAAGAGTAGGGCATAATGGAGTAGAAAATTATGATGGTAGTTATTCTTGTACTGATTTAGCAGACTTTCCTACTCCTTCTTCTTTAGGTACTACTTTACATGATGTTGACAAAGATCCATTCACTGATTTACAAGGATATACTCATAGAAATAGAGTAAGACATGACGTAATTGATATTGAACTTAATTATTCTGTTTTAAGTGATGATGATATTGCTTATATACTAAATAGAATAAGTCCAGAGTGGATTTATATGGAACTTATTGATAAAAAAACTAAACAAAAAAAAGTGCATAAAGTATATGCTAGCGATAAATCTTTTGATACATTTAAAGTATGGAAAGATGATAACGATAATTGGCATGAACTAAAAAATGAATTTAGTGTGTCATTTGTAGAGGAGTAACGAATTATGGCATATAACGTAACAAAAAGGTTTAGAGAAATTGTTTATAGTGGGGGAGCAATATATAAATGCTCTCTCAAAATAAACAATAAATTAGTTCCAAATAGACAAATAGCAAAAATAACTATATCAAATCCAATAATAGATACAACTAGTGATTATTTTTATGTAGGTAGTTATATAGCACAAAAATTAACTATCAAATTTAAAAATTTAGATAATTTAGATATAAAAAGTAATAATAACGTATCATTAGATATTAGTTTAGACGTAGATGGAACAGAGGTAAATGTTCCTATTGGCAAATTTTTAATAGACGATTTAAGTGAGAATTATTATGAATCATGTGAAATTACTTGTTTAGACTATTCTGTAAAAGCAAAGAATAATATTGATTATTCTCCATGCTTTGTAGATGGTAAAGCAAAAATAGATACTATCTTTGAATATATTTGTAACTTTTTTGGTATAACATTTGACCCAAATTATCCGAAAACTAATGGTGATATTGAAGTTGGTATATATGATAGTACAGTAAGTGGCAAAAGATATATCAGTTATATAGCAGAATTAAAGGGCTGTAACGCCAAACATGGCAGAGATGGTATATTATATCTAATTCCATTAAAACAAACATCTAACGTGTCTATAAACGCCTTAAAAAGCAAGTCTTGGAAACTTGGTGAAAAATTTCAAATATCTGGCGTTTCTTATGATGATGGTGCAAGACCATTTAAAGCAGGAGATACAACAAATAATACTTTATTCATAAGAAGTGATAATCCATTTGTTAAAGATCAAACAACGATTGATAATATTTACAATGTAGTAAAAGACACTATAATTTGGAATTTGAAAACTGAAAATTATGGTGATATAAGTTTAGACCCATGGGATAATATTTCATATCAGTTAGGGAAAGAAACTTACAATACTTTAATGAATGTGAATCTTACTTATGAAATGAATATATCAAGTACAAATGAAATTAAATTACCAACTAAACAACAAGAACAGACAACAAATGTTGTTGGTGGCGACGTTCAATCAAGATTATTAAGAGTTGGTAGAACACTAGATTTGATAAATGGTGAGATAAAAGATTTATCAGAAAAAGTAGTAGATATATCAAGCACTGCTAGTGGCGTTGGCTTTGTAAATATAACTAATGGGTATAAAGGCAATTTACACAAACTTGACATATATGGTTATATGGAATTGCCAATTATAGGGAATATAATAATTGGGCAATTTAAAGTCAATAATTTTAAAATTATAGTTGAACAAAATAATGAAGTGTATAGAGAATATATACTAGATGATATGAAAAATCTATATCAAGTTGGTACAGTACACGATACATTTGAATATCTTGATGGAAAATGTAGTATCACAAAGAGAATAGGAATAGATGATGAGGGAAATAAATATGTTTTAGAAACACCTTATACGATAGATTTAAAAGATTTAATAATTGAAGTTCCAGAAGGCGACTATAAAATATATACAAATTATGAAGCACTACACTTGAACGTGGAATATTTAACGCAAAATCAATATACAGATACGTTTGCAACGCAAGTTGACGTTCAAAGTTCAATTAAAATTGCAACTGATGAAGTTCTTATTGAAAGCAAGCGTGAGATACTTGATAATGGTGACGCATTAATAGCAAGCATTAATACTAAGTCAACTGGCGAAGTATTAATTAATGCTAGTAAAGCAATTAACTTCAATTCTACCGAGTTTAATATAACTACGGAGAAAATGAAGATAACAATTGGCGAGGGAGATAATAAGAAAGATATTATCAATGCCAATGGGGTATTAACCAATTTACAATTTAAATCTTCAAATGAAGTATGGGGTAATTATTTTTTAGGATTTTGCCCATACATAAATGATAATGATGGAAGTGTACCTTCAAAAAAGTCTTATTTGCAATTAGACTATGATATTCCAAAGAATTTTGTAGTTCAAAATGCTTACGTTACTATATTCCATACACCCGTAAATTGGGAGAAGAATACAAGTGTTAAGACTTGGGGCTATTGTAGGAATTTAGGTGTTTATAATGTTTATAATAGTGGAGATTTTAAAATAAATGCTGCGTTCTTTAGTGAAGGTCAGGACATTGGAGAATTTAATAGTGCTGCTATAACAAACGTTTTTGGGAATGCTACTTACTGGACGGCTAGAAAACCTAGCAATAGTTCTTATTTGTCTGAAAGCGTAACAACTAAAGATATAGCAAGTAGTTTAAATGCAAGCGGTCATGGTACTTTATTAGTTCAGAGCAACGATACGCCACCTTATTCTAGCACAATTGACGGGTTATACACAGAAAATGGTGCTGGTGGCAAGACTGGTAGTGCTTATGCAATATTAAATATAATTGGTTATACCAAGGTTTAGAAAGGAATGATAAAAATGGCTTATACAAAACAAAATTGGATAGATGGTGAAACAATCGCCACTGCCGAAAGAATGAATCATATTGAAGAAGGAATAGTAGACTTATACAATGCAATATTTCCAGTAGGACAAATTGTTATTAAAGGAGATAATGAAGATTATTCTAATTGGCTTGGCTTTACTTGGGAAAGAACAGCAGTAGGTAAAGTATTAGTTGGTATTGATAGCACTGATACTGATTTTAATACTATTGGTAAAACTAGTGGTGAGAAAAAACATAAATTGACAATTGATGAAATGCCTACTCATAAACCTACAGTTGTTATGTCGTATACTACTACTCAAACACACACACACGCAGGCAGTATATATGCAAAATCGTTTGCAGAAGGTGCTAATCCTTCTGGTGGCACTTATGAAGTAAATGACGAAAGAATTAAGATTATTGGTGGAGACGAGCCTCATAACAACTTACAACCATATCAAGTTGTTGCGTATTGGAAGAGAATTGCTTAAAAATTTGGCAAAATTATAAAACTATGTTAAAATAAATTTAGAAAGGTTTGATACTATGCAATATATTACATTTGCAACTGCAATTTTGGCTTCTGTATTATCTGTTGTAACCTTTTTTAAGAATGATAAAAAAGACGATAATAAAAAGACTAGCGATGTAAGTTATAAGCAAGGACAAACTGACCAAATGCTTAAAAATATAATAGATAAATTAGAAAAGATAGAATCTAAACTAGACGGCTATGATAAGGATATAGATGATAGAATAAGTATTGCATTAGAACATCACTTAAAAGAATATCATTCTCGCCAATCTAATTCTCAATTTGATAATTTAGTAAAAATGTGATATAATACCCAAAAAAGAAAGGGGAGTATTAATATGTCTTTAAAAGATGATGAAAAAGAAATAAATAATATTAAGAAAGAAGTACACGAATTACAAGAACAATCACTAGCACTTGAACTTCTTAAAGATTATAAAAAACAAAATAAACGCCAATTCATTGTTATTCTTGTTATATTAGGAATGTGGTTTTCAACCATAGGTTACTTGGTGTACATCCTTAATGATATTGGTACTGAAACTACAACTACCAAAAGTTATGATATGAGTACAGAAAATGGCAATAACAATTTTGTAGGTGGTAATAATAATGGCAACATTGAAAATAACTAGAACAAAAATAACTAAAAAATATAGAAAATCAAAAACCGCGAAAGATAGCAAAGGTAGAAAAAGATGCAAACTTTGTGGCAAGTACATGGGGCATAAATAATGCTTAAAATAGATTTAACAAGAGAAGAATATAATGAATTAATTGATAAATTAATGTTAAATGAATTTCAAAAGAGAATATTAGAATATCGTATTAAAGATTTTTCTATTGTAGAAATGAGCATAAAAGAAAATTGTAGTGAAAGTACTATTAGTAGAGAAATAAAGAAAATTAAAAATAAGATAAAAAGAGCAATTTAGGTTGTTCTTTTTTATTGCATTAATTTGACAATAATATGACACTATCGGCTACGTTTTAAATGATATTCTTATGCTAGAAAGAGAGGAGATATATAGTTTAAAGCAACTCTTAAAACGATTGTGGTTTTACTATATGCCTCTCTTTTTTTGAAAGGAAATGATTTTATGTTTGGAAATCCTTATTACAATAATTTTAGTAATCCAATTGACCGAATTGATAATCAAATGAAAGAACTTGAAAATCTAAAAAGGAACTATCAGAACTCACAAACGCAACCTATACAGAATATTATAAATACAAATGGCTCTCAAATTGATTTTGAGGCACGTATTTTGAACGAAAATGAGAAACCTGATGAAATACTCATACAAAGAAAAACAGCCTTTATAGACCTTAAAAATGGTGTTTTATCAATTAAGGAATTAAATGGGGAGATTAAGTCTTATAAAATAGAACTACCTAAAACCCCAGAACAATTAAAAATTGAAGAATTGGAAAAACAAAATAAAGAATTAATAAGTAAATTGGAAGAAAAAGAAAGGAAGAGTAAGTAATGAACGCACTTAATTTAATAAAACAATTAATGGCAAGTGGCAATCCTAATGCTATGATACAAAACTTGGCAAAGACTAACCCTAAAATAGCCCAGGCTATGCCAGTAGTTGAAGAAATTATGAAACAAGGTGGAACTAAAAAAGAACAACTTGCTAAGGCTTGTCAAAAGGCTGGGGTAAATCCAGAACAAGCCGAAAAAGAAATAAAAGGTTTAGGTATTAACATTGAATAATGTTGATATAGATTATAGAAAGGAGAAATAATATGAACGGAAATAACACTGATTTTGGATTTGGTGGAATTTGGGGAGTTATTATGCTTCTTATTGTTGCTGGTCTATTTGGTAATGGTTTCGGACTTGGTGGTGGAAATGCTGCTGGAGTTAGTGAAGAGTTCTTAGATAACAGACTAATGGCTAGAGATACATTTAATGTAAACACTAACTTATTAGATACTAAATATGCTTTAGGAACTGAAATCTTAAATAATAGATACCAAGCACAATTAGGAGATTGTGGACTATCTAAAGAGATATTGCAAAATAGATATGATAATGCACTTCAAACTCAAACTTTATCTGCTCAAATGAACGAATGTTGCTGTGAAACTAAGCAGTTAATTATTGAAGAAAATCAAAAAACAAGAGATTTAATTCAAAATAACTACATTGAAGGTTTGAGAACTGCTTTATCAGATGCAAAAGCAGAAATAAGCAACCGTGATCAAACAAGTGCCATTTTAAATACAATGGGACGTTGGCATGGTTATCCAAGTTGTGGATGTGGAATGGGTTGCACAACTTACACACAAAATTTAATCTAGCATTTGACAATGCCTATTACCTTTTTCTTGAAATAAGGAAAATGGTGAAACTAAGATAGGCTTAAAAACCTATCTTTTTAAAATTAAATTACAAAAATAACAAATTAATTGTTAAAATTTGCATAAAATATGCAAAAAAGGCAATTAAAATTTAAAAAAGGAGGAAATATAATGAATGGATGTATGAATTGTTATAGAAAATCAACACTAACTGCAACTGGTTTTAGTGCTACAATTCCCGCAAATGGAACATTAACTTTTGGAACTACTACTAAAGTAACAGGAAATGCTATTGAAATGGGGGAAAATAACACTACTATTAATTTAAAAAGAGCAGGTCTTTATTTAATTAGTGTTAGTGCTACTGCTACTGGTAGTGCCGATAATGAATTTGTTTCAATGCAACTTAATAGAAATAATGTTGCTATTACAGATGGTTTTGCTTCATTTAAACCAGCAACTGCTTTAAATAATGCAGAAAGTATGAGTTTTACAACAATTGTTGAAGTAGATAATACAAATAGTACGAATGGGAAGCCTTTTATTCCTATTAGCATAACAAACACTGGACAACAAGCAGACTACACTTTTAGCAGAATAACAGTTGTTAAAATTGCATAATGAATAATCAATTTAATCAACAAAATGGCTTATTTAATGATGGTTTCTTAGATATGATGGCTGTTATTGGGTTTGCAATTAGTATTTATAATTTAATGCTTAACGAACAACAATTATCAAATGATGACGTTGCTAGGGAAGTACAAGTAAACAGAGGCAAATTAGATGAACAAAATGATAAATATTTAGAAACTATCATTGAACAAAATAACAAAATTATCAATTTGTTAGAGAGGAGATAAATAGTGAAAATAAAAGAATATATTGCTAAAATTATAGCAAATGGGAATCATATAGAAGAATTATCTGAGATATTTGACGACACTATAATTAAATTAAAAGAATATAATCCAGAATGTTATAAAAAATATAAACTAAAATTATTAGGCATGGCTAATAACTATAAATTTGATAAAGATACTGCAAGAGAAATAGTAGAAGATATGAAACCTCTAGGAGAAGTTTGGACAATGAGTACAACGAATAGTATTAAATCACAATATGGAATAAACGCAGATGACTATGATTTTTATATAGTAATTAATAGCCTTGTTAATGATTATTATAACATTATAAGTAAGGATGATGTAGAAATTTATGTAAAAATGGCTAATGCTTTTATAAATGATGAGGATGCCAAAAAAGATAAAGTTTGGACATATTTTAATACTATTCCAAAAGAAGATTAATTTCTTCTTTATCAGGGTGTACCCAAGAGGCGAGGGACGTTACTGCAAATAACGCATACGTGGGTTCAAATCCCACCACCCTGTCCATTATTGAATTTTATTAGCAATTTAATATTAGCAAGGATACAACAAATAAATTGCAAAAAATAAATTAATGTGATATAATTTACTTGTGGCATATATTATATATATGTTAGGGGTATGCAAATGCCTTATAATGCTATCTTTATAGGTAGCATAGAATAAATAAAAACTGGTAAAAGGTAAGGACTTTTAATCCTTTAAGCCTATACTAGTAATGGCTTATAAAAAGAGAAAAACTGACGAGTGAGAGTAGAATTTTCGTTGCAGGTGCCTTTTATTTATTCTGTGGTGCTTATAAGGCACTAAATCTATAATGAGACAGGGGTAATTGCCTGACAATATGTATAGTCATTTATGCGTGAAAGCATACAATTATCGTTATTGTTAAAACGATACTTTTTATTTTATTTTTGAGTGTAGTTGCCGATAATGTAACAAAAAAATAAAACGTGTGTTGCTATGTGAGTGCAACAATTATCACACTATCTTTATGGTAGTGCACTGATGATATTGACGATAGTATAAGATAAATGCGCTAGAGTTACTTTAAGTAGGCTTTAGAAATTTCAGTGAAAATCTGGATATATATCATTAGTACAGTATCTATTAAAGATACAATTGGAATCATAGTAAGATTTTTCTTGCAAGCAACCTTAAATGGTTGTTTTTTTGTGAAATAAAATAAATATGGTATAATTGAGTATAATGAAAGAGGTGATTATTATGAAACAAGGTAATCAATTTTATTTCACTATACAATTGGAAGATAGCGCTGGCAACAAACTTGATATAAGTACAATAAAGAAAATACAATTTGTAATAGGAAATTTAACTAAAATTTATGATGGAACTAATAATGAAGTTTCTTATGATTCAGATGAAGATTGTTTCAAAATTTGGGTAACAGAAGAAGAAACTTTTGCTTTTGACAAGACAATTAAATTAGATGCTAGAATTTTATTTACAAATGACACTATTGGTGGAACATATATTGAAAGTGTTTATTGGTATGATAGTTTGAAAAAGGTGAGGTTAGATGTTTAAATTAAAGGTAATAGATAAACCAGAAATGTTTAAAATGAAATGTAACTTTGAATTTCCTAAAATACCAATAGAAAATTTGCAAGAAAAAGAAGTTAATCCAACAACTGAAAAACAAGAAATCGTTGCTGATAAAGAATATTCTGCTCTATCTAAAGTAATAGTAAACCCTATACCAGATGAGTATATAATTCCAAGTGGAGAAATAGAAATAACTGCAAATGGGAATTATAATGTTACAGATAAAGCGAGTGCTAAGGTTAATGTTCCAGCAAAAAAATTAGGGGCTAAAACCATAACTAAAAATGGTGTATATAATGCAACTGATGACAATTTAGATGGTTATAGTCAAGTTACTGTTGAAACAAGTGGTGTTGATATTAATGAGTATTTTAGTAATATCGTAACAAGTAACAGTACTAACAACCCTAACTGGTATGCTAGTGTTTTAAAAATGCCACCTTTGAAAGTTGGTGGGGACGACCCTACTAATGGTGCAGGTATATTTTATGGTTGTACCTTAGTGGAAATTCCAAAAGTTGATACTAGTGAAGTTACTTATGCAATGCAAATGTTTTACTTTGCAAAAGCAAAAATTATACCAGAAATAAATGCAAGTAAATTTACTAATATAAATAGTATATTAATGAATTGCACTAATTTAGAAGATTTTGGTGGGCTTTTAAATTTAGGACAAGCATATCCAGATACTTCAATAAAAGAATATTTAGCACTTGGCTTACAAAACAGTAATAAAATGACACATGACAGTTTAATGAATGTTCTTAATAAAGTTTATGATATAAGTAGTAAAAATACTCAAATAATAAATTTAGGAAGTACAAATATTGCAAAATTAACAGCAGAAGAAGTGGCGATCGGGACTTCAAAGGGCTGGAGTATAAGTTAAGAAAGGAGAAATTAATATGCAATTAATTTATTGGACAAAGCCAAAAATGATATTAAGTGGTGTAGGGAAAATGATACGCTCTAAAAATGATATATATATTCCTACAAAGTATGATGAGCAAGGAAATATGGTTGAACCAGAGCATATTCCTTATTACACTACTACAATATTTGTTCCAGATAATTTTACTGAAGAACAAATGAATGAAACATATATTGAAGAAGAAATTAAAGAAAGCGAGGTGTAAAAGATGGAAATTACTTACATGATAATTATTGGAATTGTAACTTATATTTTTGGTGCTATAACAAAATTATTTATTTCCAAAGTGCCAAATAAGTTTATTCCACTACAAAATGTATTAATCGGCGTATTTAGTGCTTTAATTTGCTATTTCTGCAAAATTGAAACAAGTTTACTACAGGCTTTTGTATTATGTTTAAGTGCTACAATGAGTGCTGGTGGAGTTGCCGATTTAGTAAAAACAATTAAAAACAAGGAGGATTAATATGGAAGATAGAGTAATAAATCGTAGTTCTAAAAGAATTACAAATCCTTACGGAAATGGACATCATGGCGTTGATCTAGGTTGGTCTAGGAATGAAGAAGATAATAAGATTTATGCTAATTGCAAAGGTGTTGTTTATGAGGTTGTAGATGGCAAAAATCGCAACCCTAGAGCAAGTGGTGCTTCATCATGGGGAAATTATGTTTATATTAAACATCCAAACGGAATGTTTACAAGATATGCACATTTACAAAAAGGAATTCCAGTTAAAAAAGGTCAAAATGTAGATGAAAATACTATTGTTGGAATTATGGGAGATAGTGGCAAGACCACTGCTAGACATCTTCATTTTGAGGTTGCAAAAGGTTATTCTAGTTTTAAAAGAATCAATCCTGAACCATATTTAAAAAAACCAGTGTATTTTGAAAGCAAAACAGATAAGTATTGGGTTTACGATAATAAAAAGAAATATTGGTTGCCAAAAGTTTCAATTGGCTCAAATGACTATGCTGGAAATAAAGGAAATGGTATTGGTGGCTTGTATATTGAAAATCATAGATACAGAGCGCATGACAAGAAAAAAGGCTATTGGTTACCATGGATAAATGGTACAGAAGATTATGCTGGCAACTTATCTAACGACATAGATGCAATTCAAATTGAGAATGCTACATATAGAGTTTATGATAATAAGAAAAAGAAATGGCTACCAACTGTTACTGGCACGGAGGATTATGCTGGCAATATTGGTAATTCAATTGGTGCTATTCAAATAATTGCCTAATCCTTACTTTTTTGATATAATTGTATTGGGTTAGATGTATTTACACATTTGGAGTTGTACCTAATGAAAAATACCTAGTAAATAGGTATTTTTATTTTGTTTCAGTTCAAACATACTTAATTTTAATGAATAAACGTATCATATTAAAGAGTTTTACATTAACTAGTGCAATTGTACCAGAAAATGCAAACTCTTTTTATTTTGACTAAAAATAGGTAATTTAACAAATGCGTAAAAATTGCATTTATATTAAAATTTTATGTTGACAATGTACGTACAAAATGATATTATTTTATTGTAGAGAGGAGAAAATGATATGAAAGATAGTCGAATTCATTTGAGAGTAACAACTAAATTCAAAGAAAAATTGAAATCTTTATCAGAAAAAAGCCAAAAAACATTATCGGCATACATTTTAGAAGCATTAAAAGAAAAAATTGATAAAGATGAGTTTAACGAATTAAAAAAGAATATGGAAAGGAATTAGAATGAAACCACACACTTTATATGTAATTGAAATGATATTTAAAATTATAATAGCATTAATTGTTATAGCATTTATTATTTATTATTTTGCTACAGAATATAAACTAAACGCATACAGGGAAGAATTGAAGAAAAAGGTTGATATAAAAACAAGGATAAAAAAAATGAATAAGGAGTATAGCAAAAATGTCAAAGACTGAAAGATTAGAAAACCCAACAAAATATTATGAAAAAATTTCAGATGTTAAGCATAAATGCAAATGTAGCCATACTGTAGTCATACCAGAATTTATAGATAGGCAACTTTGTGATTATTGTGGACATTGGGTATATAGAACTCCTAAATTAGAGTTTGAATATAAACTTAGAGAGGAAATGAGAAAGAAATGAAAGAAAAAGAAAAACAAATTATCAATTTTTATGGAGTAATTCCACAATTGAAATATATGCAAACAGAAATGTTTGAATTTATAGATGCGGTTCTTACTTATGAAAATCAAGTTCCTTATTGTGATAGAATCTTGGATAAAAGTTTAATAAATTATTTTAAAAAACATATTGAAGAAGAATATGCAGATCTAACAATGATGCTAGAACAATTTAAGGAATATTATCACTTAGACGAAAACAATATACAAAAAATAAAAGAGCAAAAAATAGAAAGGCAATTAAAAAGGATTGAAAATGAAGAAAAATAAAACGGAAGAAATAGAATTTATAATAGATGAAAATAACAGAGTTGATTTTAGACAAGTGCTTCAAATGATTAATATGTACGAAGAGAAAATCCAAAAGAAACAAGCGATAATTGATAAAGCAATAAAATTATTAGGTAATTATAAACATTATTCAACACCTGATGAAAAACAAAATAGTGCTAACGAAGATTTAGTTAATAATGTTTTTGATATTTTAAAAGAGGTGACAGAATGAAAAGAATTAGAGTAGAAGAAATAAATGGAATAATTTATATTGATGGAATAGATATTATAAAAAATGTATCTGAACTCTCAAAAGAAAATGATAGATTGTACTTAGAAAATAAAAGGCAAAAAGAAGTTATTGATAAAATAAAAAATGTACAAATAAAAATGCCAAAATCAACTTTTAGTTATGATTATATGATTTATAGAAGTAAGATAGATGAAATTCTTAAAGAGGTAGAACAATGAAACCATTAACCATAGAATTTACAAAATAAAAAAGGTTTACACTAACCTTTCGATTTTAAAAAAAATATATTGAATTGACATACAAAATAGTTTATAATTAAATCATAAGAGATAATAGGGGCTCTTAAAAAGGCAAAAAACAAATTGGATGAAGGTATAAAAACCTCGCTTTCAATTTGTTACAAGCAATATTGTAACATAGAAAGGAGAAAAAAGCAAGTGTATGAGTTTAAAGTAGAGAAGAAAAAAGAACTTCTTAAAGGAAAAACTATTACATCCTTAGCAAATGAGATAGGTATGTCTGTTTATGCTTTAATAAAGATACTGAATGGTAAAGTAACAACAAGAAAATTAACAGCAACATATATTATCAAAATTTGCGATGAAAACACTGAAATTGAATACTATTTTACAAGAAAGGAAAAATAGAAATGGCGAGAAGAAGGATGTTTAATTTAGATATAATAGATACTGACTCTTTTATAGAAATGCCACAGAGTAGTAGATTATTATATTATGAACTATGTATGAGGGCAGATGATGATGGATTTGTGTCAAGTCCCAAAAAAATTCAGAGAGTTGTTGGTTGCAGTGATGATGATTTCAAAGTCTTAATAACAAAAAGATTCATAATACCTTTTGAAACTGGCATAGTAGTTATAAGACATTGGAAGATACATAACTATATACAAAAAGACAGATATAAAGAGACATTATACAGTGATGAAAAAAGTCTTTTGACCCAAGAAGAAAATGGCACTTACAAGTTAATGGATACATCATGTATACAAAATGGAGACACAGGTAAGGTTAGTATAGAGTTAGATAAGTATAATAAAAGAGAAAATATATATAAAAGAGAAAAGGAACTTCCAGATACACCACCAGAGGATAACAAGAAAGAAAAAAAAGAACCTTATGGCAAATATGGAAGAGTAAAGTTAAAAATTTCAGAATATTTAAGATTAAGAGAAGAATTTGGTGAGGAGTTTATTCAAAAACAAATAGAACTCTTGGATGAATATTTAGAAATGAACAACAACAAAAACAAATACACCAATTTTAATTTAGTTTTAAGAAAATCAATTAGAGAAAACTGGTTTAAAGATAAAAAACAAGTGCAGAAAGGAAATAATGTATTTTTAGACATTATGGAAGAAGATTATGAAAGTATCGGAAAAGACAATTAAAGAAACATTAACAATTTTAAAATTGACTTATCCTAACTCATTTAGAGATTTGTCAAAAGAAGAAGCATTGCTAATGATACAACTTTGGAAAAAAGATTTTGAAAATGAAGAAGAGGAAACTTTTAAAAAAGCAATTGACAGATTAAGGCAAAAATCCAAATATTTACCAAGTATAGCAGAGATAAAAAGTGAACTCGCCACTTTAAATGTAAAAGAATTGCAATTAAATGCAGAAAGTGAGTGGGAATTAGTGTTACAAGCAGTAAGACGTTGGGGAAGATTAGACAATGTAGCATTTGAGAAAATAACCCAAGATACTATAAAAGCCATTGGAATACGTAGATTAGAAATGATAGAGACAAATCAAGTGCCATTTATCAAAAAAGAATTCATAGAGGTTTGGAACGACAAAAGAGATGGAATTGAAAAAGTTTACACGCAAAATATGCTAACTTATGAAGAACAAATAAGAAAGCAGATATTAGAAGAAGATAGACGTTTACTCTTAGATATAGGAGAATAACACAAAATAAAATGTTTTAAGCAATATTATGCTAAAAAACGTATAAAATAAAAAAAGTATAAAACATTGCTCTAAGAGGCTAAAAATTAGTAAATAGGGCATATTAAGAAAGGAAATAAAATGAAAAAAGCAATGATTAATTATATTCAAAGTGAAAAATTTGATGATTTATATACGCCAAGTTATGCAATAAAACCCTTGCTAAAATACATTCCTAAAGAGATTACAATATGGGAATGTTGTGATTTTGGTGAAAGTGAAATAACTAGATTATTAAAAGAACATGGTTGTAAGGTTATATCAACAGATAAAGAAGAAAATTTCTTTGAATATAAACCTAAAGAACACTTTGACATGATTATTACAAATCCACCATATTCTCTTAAAGATGAATTTATAAAAAAATGTTACGAGTGGAATAAACCATTTTGTTTACTATTACCAATCACCGCTTTAGAAGGTAAGGCAAGAGGAAAGTTATTTAAACAAAATGGTATAGAAGTATTAGTATTTGATGGCAGAGTTGAATTCTTATCTAATAAAAAGGGTAATTGGTTTAATACAAGTTGGTTCTGCCATAACGTACTACCTGAAAAACTAATTTTTGAAGAATTACATAAGGAGGATTAAAATATGAAAAGTGCTGGAGAGTTATTTGAAAAATTAGGTTGGTATTTAGATATTGAAACAAATGATAATCAAATAGTCTATTCAAAAAACAAATTTAATAATGACACATTTGGTTTTATTGGCGCTAAAACAATTACATTTGATAAGGAAATGGAAAGTGTATATTTAGATGATGTAAACGATATTAGTATGCTTTTATTACAAGCCATAAACCAACAAATAAATGAATTAGGTTGGAAATAGAAAGGACTGATATATAATGTTTAAAATTTTGTTTAAATCAAAAATTAAAACAAACACAGAATATCAAGTTGGAGATACAGTTTATTTACTAGCATATCCGTATAGAAGTTATAGTTTTGCAGATAGAAAAGAAATTCAAGGGTTAGGAGAGCAAATAAAATTATTTAAAATGAAAATTACAAAAATAGTTTTTGATGAAAAGAATAAACCACAATATTTTACGAATGTTAAAACAGGCTTAGAGAATAGTTATGGTGGTTATTATGGATTTAACAGTTGGGAAGAAATTGAACAAGCAATTAGTAAATTTGTAGATGATGATTACAAATTAAGAAAGGACTGATATTATGCTTAAAATAAGAGAAGATGTAGATTTGAAAGAGTTGGAAAAGTATGGATTTGCAAAGCAAAATGATTGGGGTTATAATTATTATCCCGATTATAATAGCCCAAGCACACGATATTTGTCATCAATTAAAATTGCTAAAAGTAATAAGATAATATGCTTTAATTTAGAAAACATGTCTTGGTGGTGCAATGATTTAGAACAACTAGAGTTAGATATTGAAAATATTAAAAATTCTTATATTGCTTTTAAACAAAAAGTAAAAGAATTAATGGAGGCTGATTTGATTGTTGAGGTGGAGAAATAATGAATAGAGAAATAAAATTTAGAATATGGGATAATGTAGATAAAAAATATTTATCATTACAAGATTATCAAGATTTAGGGGCAATAGAAATTGAAAATGATGGAACATTAACTCTAAGCCCTAGATTTAGATTTTTGACAAGTATGATGATAATGCCAGAAAGATTTATCCCACAACAATATGTAGGATTAAAAGATAAAAATGGTGTAGAAATTTATGAAAATATGATATTAGATAACAAATATATTGTTTTATTTGAAAATTGTAAATATATCTTGAAAGATATATCAAATGGTAATATAATAGATTTATGGAGGTATATGAATGAAAACCGAGGAGAGATTACTAAAGAATATTCAAAAATATAGAAAAACTAAAAAAGGAATATTAACAAACATATATCATCACCAAAAAAGTAGAAATGTAGTGGAATACAGTTTAAAAGAGTTTCAAGACAAGTTTATAAATGATAAATCTTTTGAAAGATTATATAACGAGTGGGTAAAACATAATTATAATATACAATATAAGCCTACGATAGATAGAATAGATTGTTTTGGAACATACAATTTTAAAAATATACATTGGTTATCATGGACAGATAATAGATATAAGCAAAGAATGAAATTAAAAAGAATTAGAGCAAAAAAAGTATTAATGTTAAAAGATGGCGAGATAGTAAAAGAGTTTGGTTCTCAACGTGAGGCAGTTATTAAAACAAAATTGTCGCAAGGTAATTTATCTTCTTGCTTAAATGGAAAAAGAAAATATTGTGGTGGCTATGAATGGAAATATAAAGAAGAAGTAACAAGAAATATTTATGAAAATGAGGTTGATTAAATGAATCAAACAACAATATTTGATGTATTGTATCCTAAATATAAAATAACAAAGCCAATTAGATTAATAGAATTATTTGCAGGCTATGGATCACAAGCACTTGCTTTAAAATATTTAGGAGTTAAATTTGAACATTGGAAAATATGTGAGTGGGCTGTGAAAAGTATTCAAGCATATAAAGATATGCATTTTACTGATGATACAAGAAATTATAGTGAAGTTGCATCAAAAGAAGAAATACAAGAGATGTTGTTTAAATGGGGTATAAGTTCTAATTACAATGAACCTATGACTAGGGAACAAATAAATAGATTAAGTGAAGAACAATTAAGAACAATTTTTAATAATATAAGTGCTACAAATAATTTAGTAAATATTCAAGATGTTAAAGGTGATGATTTAGCCATAGTTAATAAAGATGAATATGATTATATATTAACTTATTCTTTCCCTTGCCAAGATTTATCATTAGCAGGGAAAGGAAAAGGTATGGCTGATACTTCAACTAGAAGTGGTATGTTATGGGAAGTTGAAAGAATATTAAATGAATTAAAAACAACAAATAGTTTGCCACAAATATTATTGATGGAAAATGTACCACAAGTTCATGGTTCTGATAATGTGGAACATTTTAATAAATGGCAATTAGCATTAGAAAAATTGGGATACAAAAATTATTTTCAAGATCTTATTGCAACAGACTATGGAATACCACAAACAAGAAACAGATGTTTCATGGTTAGTATTCTTGGAGAATATTCATATACATTTCCAAAACCTATTCCACTTGAATTAAAACTTAAAGACTTATTAGAAAAAGAAGTTGATGAGAAATATTATTTAAGCGATAAGCAAATAAAATGTTTAAGTAGTAATAAGGTATATAAAAATGGGTATATAAGAGGCAATCAATTTAAAAAGAATATAAATCCAGATGTATGTACAACGATAACAGCAAGTTCTAGTGATAGAGCAAGTGATACTTTCATATCTATTAAAAATGCAACTAAAAAAGGTTATTTAGAAGCAACTGATGGTGATGGTATAAACTTATCCAATAGAATGGAACATCAAAGAGGCAATGTTCAAAAAGATAAGATACAGACTTTAACTACTAGTGGTGGCAATGATAGAGGTGTTGTTATTTCAAATAATTTAAAAAAAGACTTATGTAACAAATTAATAAAAGAAAATAAAGTACAAGAATATGATATTATTAAACATAGTTATACTAATCAAATTCTAAATGAAAACAAAAAATGTGTAGAAAAAACGGATGGGAATATGATAACTCTAACTACTAGAGGAGATTGTTATGGAGTGTGTGTTAATGACGAAAATCAAACCCAACTAAGAATAAGAAAATTAACACCTCTAGAATGCTTTAGACTTATGGGAGTTAAAGATGAAGATTATCACAAAATAGTCAAAAACCAAAGTAATTCAAGTTTATATCATCTTGCGGGAGATAGTATTTGTACTTCTTGTCTTATGGCATTGTTTAGTCAACTGTTAGATATAAGTTGGGAGGATAAATTATGGAATATAAAAAACTCTACAAAAGTTGATTAAATGATTTTAATAGAAGATACAAGGAATCAAAGAAACAAGCACAAAAATATCAGGTTAGATATTTATGGTAATAAATTGAAAGAGGTAAAAAAATGTTAATAGATAAAAAATTAAGTGAAGAAATACAAAGTAAAACACTAAATAAATATGGTGTTCAATTAGGAAATAATTTTTGTTTAGAACCAGATGATGTACTGTGTATTATTGAAGATTTATTAATAGAAATAAACAATTTAGAAAAAAAATACGAAGATTTAGAAAGAGATATGCAAGATAATTATAAGCATATTTCTATTGAAGAACAGATTTAAAGAAAGAAGAAATAAGAATATGGATAAAGAAATGCTAGATATAGTCAATGATTTATCAAAAAAGCCAACAACTGAATTAGCATTACAAATTATGGAATTATCTAGTGAAAATTTAATTTTAGAACAACAAAATAAAAAGCAAAAAGAAACAATTGATAAAGCAATAAATGACTTAAACATAATTTTAGAAATAGTTAGAGAACAACCATCAGGAAGTGATTGCTGGATTATAAATAGACTAGAAGCAAATAAGAAAATGTTAAAAGAGGTGTCAGAATGAAAAATAAATTTGAATATAGAATTGAAGATGGTTCATTGATTATAGATAATTATTTTAATAACTTAAAAATAGGTTCTATTAATTGTGGGAGTGTAGAAAATATATTAAATAAATGTAAATTATATGATGGAGAATATGAAACATTGCTAAAAGAAAATGAATATATGAAACACATTGCAAAAGATTTTGAACAATTACAACAAGAAAACAAACAATTAAAAGATAATATAAGACAAATGGATAGTAGCATAGACAAATTACAAAAACAATTAATAAAAGAAAAAGATAATTGGAATAAGTTAAAAGAATATTTACATAATGTCGATGTTGCTATTGATTATAGTGAAAACTATGACGGGCATTTTATTAATTATGATGAATTGATAGATAAAATGCAAGAACTAGAACAAGGAAGTGATGAGTAAATGAAAGCAGATTATGTTCATAAAGATACTTTGACAGCAACCGATTATGTTGAATTAAATAAAAATAATGAATTGCTTATGAGTTATAATCAAGTATTATTAAAAGAAAATCAAAAATTAAAGAAACAACTTGAAGAAAAAGATATACTTATTAAACAATGTGAGTTATCGGTGTCAAATGTTATGGATTGCTATTGTGAAAGAACTGATTGCTCTGGAAGAATAAAAGATAGCAAAAAATATGATAGTTTAGTTCAAGTTCAAGAAACTCAACAAAAAGAGTTTATAAAGTGGCTAGAAAGTGTAAAATTTATAGGAATTATACCAATTGAAATGGTTTGTGATAAATACAAAGAAATAATAGGAGTATCAGATGAAAAAACTAATTAAAAATTGGGAAGAATTATCAAAAGTTCCTGCAAATAGTAAATATAAGATTATAGTAAATGATTATTCTGGTTGGGTAGTTCCTATTTGTGATGTACCTGATGAAGATAATTTTACTTGCAATTGTCCTGAAATGACTGCAAAAGAATATTGTGAAAAACATATATATTTATCAACTCATACATTTTACGGTTCAAATTATAAGTATGCAACGAAGATGCTACAAGAACGTGGCTTTGATGTTGAAATAGATAATTGGGATAAAAAATAAGGGATGTGAGTAAAGATGATAAGTGAAAATTTTGATTATAGTATGTATGGCACATGGAATGGAAAACCAATGTTGCCGAGTTATAATAGAGAAGAACGAAGAAAATATATAAAAGAACATAAACATGATAAAGATGCGACTAATTGCTTTTATTGTAATGCTAAAACAAAGACAATAACTGATGATAATGGAAAGTTTGTATGTGAACTATGCGGAAGATTTAAAGCAAAGAAAGTAGATATTAGGTTAGGTGAATAAAGATGAGTGAACAGTTAAAATTAATAATAGATAATGAATACTATGATTTCATAAAGAAGAACAAAATAAGCACAAAAATACCGGCTACTTTTAGATTTAATAATTATGAATATGACGTTATATATACTAATAATTTAATTATAAATGATGAAATACAACCCTCAAAAGTAATTGCAGAAAAAGATAAATTAAATTTTCCACCAAAAATATATGATAAAGAATTCATCAAATATATTAGCAAAAATACTATGAAAATAATTGTTAAAATAAATGATAAGCAAGTGATGTATTATCCATCTTTTGAATTAGCATGGAATATCGATAATACAATTTATTTAAAAGATTTAATTTTAGTTGAATATTAAGGAGTAATTAAATGTTAAATGAAAAATAAAAGTAAAATCTATTGAAATATTTTAAAAAAGGTGGTACACTTTTATTATGAAAGGAGATAACCTTTGTGAGCAACTTGGATAATAATTACAGAACTTTTGAAAAGAAGATTGATAAAATTCATCAAAGAATAATATTACCTAGATATTTTACAAAAATTTATGGTGATTACTATAAATTAAAAGTTTATTCAGATAAGATTGAAGTAATACCATCCACTGAAGAAAATTTTCAAAGTAAAAAGAAATAATTTTAAAAAAAAGGAAGGTTGAGATTATGGAAGAAATTAATGTAAATGAAATTGTTGAAATAAAACAATTGCCCGAAATTTATCAGCAACTTGATAAAGTAAATAAAATAGTTGTAGATAAAACAAAAGACATTGAAGAAATACTACAAGAATTGTCAAAATTAAGTGAAGAAGAACAAGAAGAAAAAAAACAAGATATTAAAAAATATAGAACATACTTAAATTCAATGAAAACAAATTTAGAAAATAAGAGGAAGGAAATTAAAAAGGCTATTCAAAAGCCTTATGATGAATTTGAAAATATCTACAAAGACAAGGCTTTGAATGTACTTGATAAAGGAATTGATAAATTAACAAATACAATTAACAATATTGAATCAACACAATTACAAAAAAAACGTGAGGAATTGATTTCATTTTTTGACAACTACACTGAATTTTATCATATTGGAGATATAGTATCATTTGATGACTTGCCTATTAAAATTAATTTATCTACAAGTTTGGAAAGTTTGAAAAAACAAATAATTGCATTTTGTGAAAAAGTAAGCAATGATATGATTGCAATATCAAGTGAAGAATTTAGAGATGAAATATTACTTGAATATCAAAATAACGGTTTTGATTATACTAAAGCGAAGATAACAATTATTAATAAGCACGAAATGTTAGAAAAAATAAAGCAACAACAAGAACAAGTACAAGTAGAAATAAGACAAGAAACAACAGTTGTTGAAAATGTTAACACATTATGTTCTGCTCCAATTGAAATCAAAGAAGAAAAACCAGAAGAAAATGATGAGATAATTGAAGTTTCATTTACTATTAAAACAACAAAAAATAAAATATTAAAATTAAAAGATTACTTAAAAGAAATGGAGATAGATTATGAGTGAGAAACAATTTAAAACCATTATTACCAATTTATGTATTAATCAATCAATGCTAATCGCAATTTTAAAAAATTTAGGCGTTGAAAAAAAGAAATGAATAAACTCTGTGATATTGGTATAAATGCGGCAAATATAATTTTTGAAAAAATAAAACAGATGGAGGAATAATATGGAAAATAATTTAGTAAAGAAACAACCCACTTTTAGTGTGGTTATTCAAAGCGATATGTATAAAAAACTAATTAATAATACTTTAGGAGATCCTAAAAAAGCGACTAGATTTATTGCAAGTATTACAAGTGCGGTAGCAACAAATCCAGCACTTCAAGAGTGCGAACCAAGTTCTATTGTTGCGGGTGCTCTTGTTGGTGAAGCATTAGAATTAAGCCCTAGTTCTGTATTGGGGGAATATTATTTAGTACCTTTTAAAAATTCTAAAGAGGGCGTAACTAAAGCACAAATGCAAATCGGCTACAAAGGCTACTTACATTTAGCAATTAGAAGCGGTCAATATAAAGATATTGATGTATTTGAAATTCATGAAGGAGAATTTAAAGGCAGAGATAAAGAAACAGGAAAATTTAAATTTGAATTTATTGAAAACGAAGCAGAAAGATTATCTAAACCTGTAATTGGTTACATGGGCTACTTTGAACTACTTAATGGTTTTAGAAAGACTTTATATATAAGCAAAGAAGAAATGGAAAAACACGCAAATACATATTCTAAAGCATTTAATCTTGAAGATTATAAAAAACTGCAAGCAGGGCAAATACCAGAAAAAGATTTATGGAAATATAGTTCATTTTGGTATAAAAATTTTGACACAATGGCATTTAAAACTGTTTTAAGACAATTGATATCAAAGTGGGGCATAATGTCAATCCAATTGCAAGAAGCGTTTACAAAAGACATGGCAGTCATGAAAGATAATGGCGACTATGAATATGTAGATAGTCCAAACTATGAAGAAGAACCAGTATTTGTTAAAGAAGAAGAAAAAAAGACAACAAAATCTTTAGATGAGATTAATTAAAAATGAGGTGATGAAAAATGAGCGGTGAAATAATTGCAAGTAGTAGTTCTGGCAATGCTATATTGCTAGAAAATGGCATTATGCTTGATATGGGGATTACATTTAAAAAAGCAAAACCATATTTAGACAAAACGAAAGTAATTTTTATTTCACACGTTCATCATGATCATTGCCTGCCTAGTACGATTAAAAAAATAGCATTTGAATATCCAAATATGAAATTTATCACTAACCAAGTTAATGCTAATCATTTAGTAGAACTAGGAATAAATAAAAAGAATATATTTGCACTAGAATTAGACAAATGGTTCGACATAGGAATATGCAAAATTAGATTAGAATATCTTATTCACGACAAACCAAATAGTGCATTAAAAATAAATCAAAATGGCTATAAATTAATTTACATTGTAGATACAAGTTCAGCAGAACATATTGAGGCTAAAGATTATAATTTTGCTTATATTGAAGCAAACTATCTTACAGAAGAAGAACTTGATAAAAAAATAGAACAAGATAAGTTAGAAAATAAATATTCACATTATGAGAGAGTAAAAAATACTCATTTAAGCCAATTGCAGGCACTTAATTGGATTCAAAAAAATAATATAAAAGATTATTGCTTTATTCATCAGCATAGGGAAAGGAGAGAAGAAAGATGCTAAAAATATATTTAATTAGTTGCTTGATATGGTTCATTATATTAATGGCACAAGCACTTTTATTTCACAGAGAATTTATAAAGGTAAGAGATAAATTTAGGAAAGAAACAAATACCAATACTAAAATAGATGGATATTTTAAAACTACTTTTACATATTTATTAGCGAGTTTTATTCCAGTTTATAGATTGTTTCTTTGCCTTGGTAAATTCATATTTGTATTTAATCCAGACAAATTTATAGAAAATTATAAAGTACAGAAAGAAAGCGAGAAAAATAAATAGTGATAAAATATGTTTTATATAAAAATAAAGAAGAATTTGAAAAACATTTAGAACAATGTTGTAAAAACATAATTGCAAATAAAAAAGAAATATCAAATCTTGTTATGAAAGAAGATTGCCCAGCGAATAAAATTGAAGTAAAAATGTTGTTTTACGCTGGCGAAGTAGCAAGATACGAAATCATTGCTGATAAATATGTTATATTTGAAAATAATTATAAAGAGGAGAATAAATAATGTCTTTGTGTAAAAGTAAAAGTAAAAAATGTATATCAAAAAATATAAAAGAAGAGATAAAAAGTGGTAAACCAAGGAAACAAGCAATAGCAATTGCATTAAACGTTTCAGGAAAAAAGAAAGGGAAAAGAAAATGAAAACAAAATTTAAAATAAATGAAGAAGTAATTTACAAAGGGCGTAAATGGATCGTAATCCGAATTATTATAAACAAAAGTGGTATAAATTATCAAATTGTAAATTCTCCTAATTGGAGCACAGGATATTCTAGCGTTCCAGAAAACAAACTACAAAAAACATTATTAGACAAAGAAGAAGAAGAATATCTTGAATCAGTATTAAAACCATTTAAAGATAAAGTTGATTGTATAGAAAAATCTGAATTTAACAACGTAGAGTATATAAACATTGATATAAAAAGAGATGCAAGTATCGGTTTACCAAATTTTCCAAGGGATACTATGTATAATGGTATGAAAATTAACAAAAATATACGCTAAAAGAATTAGGATTATTTGAGGAGGAATAATATGTTAAGAATAATAAAAAATAAGACATATAAAGGTATGAAAGATCAAATTGATAGATTAACTAAACAAATTCTAAAACAGCAAGGTGAAAATAGTCAATTGAAAAATGAAAAATTGGCACTTGCTAGACATATAGAAGATCAGAAGAATGAAATACATAGACAAACTTCTGAAATTAGAAGATTAAAAACTTTGTTAACCAAAAATAAAATATCTTATGTTAAGGAAGAAAAAGAGGTATCAAAATGCAAGAAAACGAAATAATGTATACTCGTTCAAATGGTGAACAAGTTCCTATTAAATCACTAAACACTGAACATATCTTGAATAGTTTATCTAAAGAGTATAGAGAGATATTTAATTCACAAAATAAAAGTGAATTTGGTGAACATCTTAAAAAAATAGATATGCTCAAAAATGAATATTATACTAGATTAAATAAATTCAATGAAGAACTAGGAGAGTAATATGGAAAACCAAGAAGAAGTAAAACCTAAAAGATATTACAGAATCGAAGCAGGAGATAAAGTCAAAATAAAAAGAACAGATTTCAATGGTTATACTTTCTATAAAGTTCCATTAACTAAAAAAAATAAAAATGGTGCAAAAGAAACCTATGAAAAGACTGTTGTATTTCCTAAAGATGCAGATATTCCAGATGGTTCTTATGTTAGAATAAAAGATTTTTACGAAGATATGTATTTTGGGAAAGTAGATAGATATAATCCTATATGGACTATAAGAGTACTTGATTATGAGATAGTTGATGAAGAAGTCGATGAAAATTCGGCAATTGCTGACTATCTTAACGAAGTAGCAGAAGATGGTATAGACATCTCTGATGATTTATTACCATTTTAATATATGATAGAGAGGAAGTGAAAAAATGGAAGTATTGTTTGGACTGCTTAAGGCAACAATGTGTATTGCTGGTATATTGTTCTTTCTTTTATTGATTTTTTCAATAGTAAATACTACAATAAAAAATATTAAATTAAATAAAATGCGTAAAGAATTTAATGAAAAACTAGATAATATAATTGATGTAGAACTTGAAAAATTATACGTTGAATTGTCAAAGAAAGAGCCTGCTAAAAAAAGAGACAGACCAAAGAAAAAAGATATTCAGAAATAATATCTTTTTTTTGTTGCATTTTTAAAACTAATATGCTATAATGTAATTGTGATAAGAAAAGAGGAAATTGTATGAATTATGAATTAAAAAAGGATGACTTAAATCTATTTGAAAAGGGGGAAAACTTTATTGAATATTTAGACGTAAATAAACTTACTTTAAACGCTTATAGAAATGGGATAAATAGTTTTCTTAAATATTTAGAAGAGAAAAATATAAAACGTCCCACTAGAAATGATTTTAGAGGGTTTAGAGAAGAATTAAAACAGAGTATGTCTATTAATACCATCAACAGTTATATGACTGCTATAAGACGTTTCTTTAAGTATTTAGAAGCAAATGGAGTTTATGAAGATATTACTAAAGATATTAAAAGTCTAAAATATTCTAAAACACCAACAACTCAAATATTGAGTGAAGAATTATGTAAAGAAATATACAATAGTCTAACTGATTTGAGAGAAAAATGTTTATTTAGTTTATTTTTAACAACTGGTTTAAGAGCAGAGGAAATGGCAAGTGCAAAAATAGAAAATATAAAAATGTATAATGGTGAAGTTGTTTTATTTGTTAAATGTAAAAAAAGAGATGATGAAAGTGAATACGTTAAATTATCTAATCAAGTTCTTAATGATATTTCAGAATACGTAGAACATAGAAATAGTGGAAATATATTTATATCTTCAAGCAATAATAACAATGGTGGTGGAGTTACCAACAAGACAATAAGAGATATATTAAAAAAAATATTTAAAAGATTTGGAATAGATCAAGATGGAATATCTTGCCATACAATGAGAAGAACATGCGCAACACTTCTTTATGAAAAAGGGCAATCATTATATGATATCCAACAAGTTCTTCATCAAAAATCAAGTCAAACAACAATTAGATATATTAATCAAGTTACTAGAGATAACAATAAAAGTGAATATATATTAAGTGATGCAATATTGGGAGGTAGATAATATGAGAGGCAGACACGAAAGTATAGTAGGTAAAAGATTTGGAAAGATAATAATACTAGAAGAGACACTGGAAAAAGGCAAAAACGCTCTTTGCAAGTGCAAATGTGATTGTGGCAATGTATTTATTACCAAACAATATTCCATAACTTCTGGTAAAACTAAAAGTTGTGGATGCTTACATAAAGAAAATGTTTCAAAATTAGGCAAGTCTAATAGAAAATACGAAAATAAATGCACAGAATGTGGGGCTGAAAAACATTATGCAAAAGGTTTATGCCGTAACTGTTATAGCAAAATGCGAAGAAAGGAATTGAAACAATGCCAAGAAGAAAAATAAGAGAAGTAAAAGAAAAGAAAGTTAAAAAGCCAAGAAAAAGAAATGGTGAAAAATCTGGTAGAATCTCTGTTTATTTAGATAAAAGTACAATTGATGAATTTAAAACGCTATGTGGTGATAGAACGCAAGACATATTAAGAGCACTTATCAAAAAGTATTTAGAAAAAATCAAAAGAATTGATGAAGAAGAAAAAGCAAAAAGAAACGAATACTTAAAATCTGGAAATAAATACAGGTTTTAAAACTTGTATTTGTTGTTAAAATATGTTATATTTTAATTGTAAGGTCAACCCTTGCATAAAAAAAGTGCAAATGTATATATACTCACAACCAAACAATACATTTCTTTTTTCAAAGATACTCTTTTATTAATAGTGTTTACAATAAACAAGTTTTAGCACTTTCTTGTAATTGGAGATGATTAAAATGGGCGAATTCCTAGGTATTATTATTATGATTTTACTAGGTTTATTCGCCTATTTTTTATGCAAATTAAATTCTAGGTATGAGGAGGAAGATAATGCGTGCAATAACGAATCTAATGATAAATGATTTTAAATTGAAGAAACTGGGATATGATTTTATGGGTTTTTCTTTTAAAAGAAAAGAACAATTATCTTTTCATCACTTAATTGTTGCCCATAAAAATTGCAAAGAATTGCATATTCCTAGTGAGGGTTATCTTTATTGGAACGGAGCAATATTAAGGCAAGACACATCACACGATTATTTGCACATAATAGAACAGTATGATCCTGAAATATTTTATTTGATAACGAGTGAACTTATTGATGAAAATGTTAAAAGAAAACTCACATTAGATAGTTTAAGACGTATAAGAACATTACTAGAATATTTTGAAAAAGAGCATTGTTCAACCAGAACTAAAAAAGGAAATTTACTTATAAAAGAAAGTTATGTAAGAGATAGGATAAGATTATGACAAAACAAGAATTAAAAGAGTGGTATGATAGTGTGGACTTCATTAAGAAAGAAATGCAATTTTACAGCATTAAAGATTTCTGGGCAAACGCAAATGATATAAGGGTTTATTTTAATGAAAGTAATTCTTATGTTAGGCAGATGTATCAGTGGTATGTATTTGCAAACACTAACATATCAATAAAACAAAAGGAAATGATATGGGATTATGTTACTAGACCATATACAGAGTAGTTTAGAACATAGAAACTAATATACATATTGCATAAATTGAGATAATTTGCTATAATTAATTTGTAAGTCAAAAGGCTTACTCATTACTTTTTTTAAATTCATAATTCTTTGAAGAAATCTTGCTCACCCCCTTTTAGCAAGATTTTTTCGTTTTTATGATATAATAGTTTAGAGGAGACGATTCAAATGGACAAAAAAGAAAACGCAAAGTATGCTAGAGAATATTACAAAAAGAATAAGAAATATCGTGAGAAGAAAAAAGAAGATAGATTAAAATATGCCAAAACTCACAAAAAAGAAGAGGCAAAACAAAGCAAAAAGTATTATTGGGAAGAACCAACATACAGAGCAAAGAAGAAAAAATATGCTATAGACTACAAGAAAAAGAAAAAAAATTCCAGATAATTCCAGATTTTTTCTGTTTTTTTGTTACTAAAAATTCCTATTAAAATTCCAGATGTTTTGAAATCCAGAACTTTTATGTAAAGACAAATGTAAATAAAAAATGTAAATTTACATGTAAACTAAATATAAAAGCAAAATATCAACTCTTTTTTTGTTAATCTAAAAAGATATTTAAAACATGTCTTTTTTTAATGCTTTAATAGGTTTATTTTAAGCGTTTATATATATGATAATGCAATTATATTACAAAATAAAAACGTTTATCAAAATGGCTTAAAATAGTCTTTTTTAATATATGACAAAATAACGCAAAATAAAAAGCACTTGTTAAAAGTGCTTAAATAGTGCGTTAATCGCATCTACAGCAAAGTTTGCTTTCCAAACCCAGTGAAGTTTGACTGGTTTTGGTTGCTCTGGTTCTGATTCACCTGTGTATTTATACTTATTTAATAATTCTTTTAATACTTTGTCATAAACGTTTGAAATCTGCATTTTTTCGATGCCTGGGTTTAGTTCTAACACTTCATTGATGATGGATTCTTTTAATTCGTTGTACTTGTATGCTGCAATCAAATATTTTTTTGCTAAAGTTGATTGTTTTTTTGCTTCGTCTGCGTAAAATTCTATTTTGTTTGTTATAATTTTGTGTAGTTTTCTTTCGGTTTCTTCTTTTTGCAATTTTTCTTTTTCTTTTTCTTCTCTTTTAAATTTTGAATAAACAGAAAAGAAGATCCCATCTAAATAGATATAATCCTCTATTTCTTCTGGATTTTCAATTTTAGACTGCTCTTTTTCTTTCCCAGTTAACCAAACACCGATCTGTTCTTCTTTTTTTGCAAGATTTTTAAAGCCATCCTGCACCTGTTCGCCTTTTTTATTATTTTTGGATGTTTCTAAAGTTTCAATGATTATGCTGTCCTTGTTTTCCAAAATTTTCAAATAATCCCATCCCATGACAAATTTTAACTGTAAAGTAGTAACCAAATCATATTTTAAAGCCTCTTGATGGGCTTTTTTTTGCTCTTTTGCTTGCTTTTGCGTTTGCGTGTTTGATATTTCGTTTTTAATCTGTTTTATGTCGCTTTTCATTTAAAACGCCCCTCTTAAATATTTTGCAATTTATCAATTGCTTTAGATAATTCTTTGATTTTATAATCCGTTTTATCTTCTACATTATAAAGAATCATCAAAATATCACATAACTTCTTATCTAGTTTTTCAATCTCTTTTAGTGCTTCTTTATCGTTTCTAAAAAATCTTTTTAATTTATTCATTTTTTCATCCTTTCTTTAAAATAGTGGGATCGCTTCCTCGTTTTTCTCCTTAATTTCTTTTAAAATTAAAATAGTAGTTGTCAACGTGTTCCCTTTCTTGCAACAATCATTTTTAAAAGCCTCCACGCTTAGATCGTCTAAAATATCAATAACTAATTCTAATTTTTTTTCATCGTTTAAATTATAGTCAATATAATTTTTTGCTTGTTCTAATAATTCATTTTGTGTCATATTATTTAACCTCCTTTAATTTATTTAACACTTTTTCAACATCTTTCCAATTAATTATATTTGATATTATGACATCATCACCAAAATTAAATTTTTCTTCATAAACCATATCATCAAAATTTCTAAAAATATTGCCTATAATTGCTCTGTTTTGATATTCCAAACCATAATTTTCAAATATATCATCAACTTCTGAATCACCCAAATTATATTTGTTTTTAACATATTCTTTTTCATCTTTAATTACTTTTTCAAAAAGTTTTTTGTTTTCATTGCTTTGTAATTTCTTTTCAATGGTGTTTTCATATTCTTTTATAATTTCAAGTCCTTGTTTGTATCTTTCACTGTCTCTTGATATTCCAAACCCTAGTGCTTTTATTTTGTCATTTAATTCAAACAATTTAATAAAATCATCTTTTGTTAATATTGTCTCTAACTCTTCAAAATTGTTTTCTACTAAATCTCTAAACTCTTTCTCAAAACCACAAAAACAAGCACCCTCAATATGTAAACCGCCAAAATAATGATCACACTCAAAACCAGCAAACTCAATATATTTGACAGCGTCTCTATCATCACAATTTTTTACTTTTGCTAAAAATAATCTATTTTTCATTTTATTCCCTCGCTTTTCTTTCTTTTTTATCTATTTCTTTTATAATTTTGTAGATCGTAAATGCTGCACTTATAACCTAGTGCCTCATCACATTTTTTAAAATCATCTTTGATTTTATTTATTATTAATATATAACCAGTTATAAGTAATATAACTAATAAGAGTATTAATAATAATCTTTTAACCCATTTTTTTAAATGGTAAATCTTTCCGTTGATCTTCATTTCTTTTTTTTCCTCTCTTTCTTTTTTCTATTACAATTACATTATAGCACTTTTAAATATAAATTGCAACCCCTTTTTATTAGTTTTTGTGTTAAAATGATACATTTTTATGATCTACTTTATTATTATATACTATACTATATCCTATTTACTACACTTTATTTAGATTCACTATACTATAGTATGCTACTTACTATTATATATATTACTATTATAATAATACTATTGTTATTGGGTTATATTCTTTTATTTTATTTTATTTTCTTTTTTTAATTTAATTTTATTCTTTTTTTATATTACTTTTTTTCTTCTTTTATTAAGTCTTTTTTCTTTTCTTTTTTTTCTTTTCTTAAATGAGTTTTGCAACATGTGTTTAATATCTTACAAGTTGTTACTTAAACAACAAAGTGTTGCATATCTTTTTAACGTTCAATATTATATCAATATTGGAAGTTGAATGTAAATAAAGTGTAAAGGCTACCCCTACCACCCAGAGAAAAAGCAGAAAATGGCTTTGTTACCCCTACAAACAATTCTAAATAAAAAAAATACTTAGAAAACAAAAACCAATTGACAGCCATCAAAAAAAGTGGTAACATTTAGTTGTACTCGGAAGAGTATAATGCAATTTGGATAAGAGAGAACAAAAAAAGACGAAAGTAATTTACCTACTGAAAGATAGTATTCTAAAGACTATTCCTAAGATTTTGTTTTCATTAAATCAATCATATAAAAGCAAGTTCTCTCTTACCTCCTTTCTAAAAAATGTTCTTTGAAAAGTAAGTAAATAGAGCCTTATGAAAGACTATTTGGAAAATAGTAAGGGTCTTGCCTTAAGCCCATTAGTTAAGAGAGAGGTTTCTTAATGGATTAGGTGGTAGATGCTAGTAATAGCATGTATAGGACTTGGAAACCAAGGAAAAAGGGAAGAGCGGTAGAGATAAGGAGATATAAAGGAAGATAAACTAGTCGCCAGCAACTGATGAAAACGATAAGAGAGATCTTAAAGGGAGTAGCCATGCAATAGTTCTATTAACTGTGGTGGTTAAAAGATGAGTATGTAGAGCCAAAAAGTTGGTAAAGTAAGTGGTTGATACCTAGTGATAGGAGTAAAAATGACTAGAAACTGTATGAGTAGCACAAATCCACTGAAAAAAAGAAGAATATTCAAGGAATGGAAGTCCTCTGGAACATTGTTTATTACCTAAACCGTGTGAAAGTTAAAAGTATCAGTCTTTTCTATGAATAAAAGGTAAAAATGGAGGATAGGTCGCACCTACCGAGGGTTTTTACTTCATAGTGCCTGAATAATATCGTGCTTATTTTTATTAGTGTGAGGAGCACCTGTTTACTTATTTTTTAAAGAGCATTTATGTAACGAGTGCTCTTTGGAGGCTATTTAATCCCCCTAGGTGTTTTATTTTTTTCATTGTTAAAGAAAAAGGAGACTTTAATAAGCCTCTTTTTTCGTGTTAAAAATTAGTAATAGAAATTTCAGTTCTGGGATTATCTTTGTCGTAATATACTCTAGAACCATCATGAGAAGATACAATAGTGTAATTGTCATCTAAAATAACGTTATATTTGACTAAAATGTCACATACGGCTTGTAATAGATTCACTATGTCGCATTTTCTTCTGGTTTGCATATAAAAAGTGCATTTTAAGTTAATTGGATAATCAATAGGTGCATCTAATTTTGGTAAAAAGGGTTTGCAACTCTTTTCGTATTCAATGTAAGGTTTAGAAGGTAGCATAATAGGGTGTCCTTTGCACATAATGATTTGACCATGGTTTTTCTTAGTAACGGGGTTTAAAGGAATAGTTATATTAATACTATTTTTAGGCACGTTATTCATTTGTTTCACTCTCCGTGTATATTTTATCATATTAGACAAAAACGTTCAAATATGGTATGTTAAATACAAGGAGATAAGGATGTATGAACACAATTAGAGATAAACAAAGTGAGATAGATGAAAATAATAAGATAAAAGTACGCAAATTAGAAGAATTTTATGTTAATGGTACAGTTTCGGGCTTAATTCCCGAACTAAATAAGCAGAAAGAGAAAATGGTTCAAAAAATGATTGAGTATGCTGAAGAAAATAAGATTGCTTGTAAATGGGATAAAGATGGAGACCCAATAGATTATACAGTTGAAATAAAACCTATTGTTATTAATAATTACTTTTTTAAGAGTATAGTTCCTTTAGGTAGTAAGATACCAGCATATAGTGCTGAACAAATAGCAATGGCTTTTGACTACTATATGGATATTATTACAAATATAAACGTCCATATTGGTAATTATCCTACTAGTTTAACTACTTTTTGTAAGTTTTTAGGTATAAGTATGACAACATTAAGGAATTATCGTAATAGTGAAGATATGGATATGCGTAATATTGTAGAGAAAATATATGATCAGATAGGTGAAGAGAATCTAACAATGAGCCAAATGGGGGTTGCTAAAGAGAAAAGTACCTTGTTTAGACTTAAAACTCAAAATGAAATCGTTGAAAAAGCCACTCCAAATGTTAATATCACATATAAAGCAACTATTGATAAGGATGCTTTGGAAAATAAACTAGATAAATATAAGGCTCTTTTAAACAAGAAAGAAAAGTGATTGCTTAGATGAATGGATTAAGTGAAAAAGAACTTTTAGACTATATTGCTAAGTATATTACTGTCTTAAAGACGAATTTTACATCTAAAAACAAGAAAAAACTTACTTATAACGATATTTTTGACATAATGAAAGACCTTTATGCCCTTTTTAATGAATATTATCGCCTAAACCCAATGAAATGTAGCATTATATCAATAAAAGAGTATATTCCTCTTATTGATGTTCTTATAAAACTTGATAATAACAACCAACATTATGCAACATATAGCGTGCATATTAAAAATGCTTATAGAATGGCTGCAAGAACCAGTTTAGAACACTATATGGTCTATAGAGAATGGGAAGAAAGACAAGAAGATAAGTTTTTTGCTCCTAGATATGAAGTTATTAGAGGGTATATTTATTACCTGGAACAAGTTGTTAAAAATCCAGAATTTAGACTTTTGATATTTAACGCTATGTCAGGTTTTGGTAAAACATACCCTGAAAAAATAAGCGAAGCATGGGCTTTTGGTTATGATCCAACTGGAACAGTATTATCTTTGTGTTCTAATGAAGACGTTGTAAAAGGTGGAAGTAGAACAGTTATTGATGAGATAAAAAGCGAGTGGTTTGGTGAAGTCTTTGAAGATATGGCATATCATGAGGAAGATAGAAGTTTCTTTTTAAAGGAAACAGAGAGTAATTGGAAACTTAAAAAATGTAAACTTGTTTCCAGTTACTATGCTAAAACAGTTCAAAGTAATGTTATTGGTGTAAGAGCAAGTCAAAGAATACATATTGATGATTTGTACGCAGATTATAAAGAAGCAATGAATCAATCTTTAAATGAATATTATCTTAATAAGTTTAATACGGTATGGAAGAAAAGATTTGTCCAAAATAAGATACCTAAAGTAGTTGTTACGGGTACATTATGGGCTAGTGGTGATTTTATTAATCTTCTAATAGAGCAAACTCAAAAAACTATTAAATTGCACCCACATCCTAAATTTAAATACACTTATGTTAATAATGATGAAACAGTAGTTATTATTCAGTTACCAGCATTAGACTATGAAACTGGTTTATCTACTTGCCCCGAACTTAAAACAACTAGAGAGTTATTGCTAGAAAAAACAACTATTTCTGAATATCTTTGGGAAACAAACTTTCAGCAAAAATCGACTGACCCAGAGAGTTTATTTTTCTCTTATAACAGAATTAGAACTTATGATAAGATTCCAGCGACAGAATATACTGGAACATACGCTGTAATAGATGCAACTAGAAAAACTGGTAAGGACTTCTTTTCAATGCCGATTTTTGTTAAATGCCCTAATGAGAATGATTTTGATTACTATTTAAAAGATGCACTATTTACTAGAACTGCTACTAAAGATATGTATGCAGATGTATGTAATAAAATAATCGAAAACCATATTATAGAACTTGTTATAGAAAGTAATGTTACTAGTGAATTAAAGCAAAATATAGAAAATATCCTTGCAGACCATGGTATTTATTTCTGCCAAATAAGAGAAAAGTACAACTGTGAGAATAAGCAAATAAGAATTCAAGACCAAAAAGGTAATATTGTAAAAAAACTCGTATTCCCACAAAAAGGAATGTATGGAATAGATACAGATATGGGTAGATTTATGGATAATTTGACACTTTATAATGATGGTGGAAGGAATCCTAATGATGATGCACCAGATAGTTCTGGATTATTTACACAACAATTTATTGAAGGCGAAGGTAAATTGCCTAAAGTAAGAATTATAAAAAGACCTTGGTAGGGTCTTTTTTTCTTGCTTTATTACCTTAAAAATGAAAAAGTTCCTTGAAAAAGGTGCGAGATTAAGAGAAAAGTCCTTTGAAAAAGGTGTAAAGTTAAAAGTTAATAAGTTGTAAATTTACAAATATTTGACAAAAAATAAAAAATAAATTATATTTATGGTGTGAAATTTCATAGGGTAGGTGGTATTTATAAAGACTTATGGTAGAACAACAATTCTTGCTTCTTATAGTGAAATAGAACTATTAAATAAAAATCCAAAAGAATTAGATAAGGCTATTTCAGAAATACTTATAAATGCAGAAGGTATTCATAGTAAAAATAATTTAAGATCGGAAGAGCACACGTCTGAACTCCAGTC